TTGTATCTGCCTGCACCTGAATCCAGTAACGCAACAGCTTCTGCTTGCTGATCAAGCTCAAATTGCTGCTCTGCTGTGATTTCATCAAAAACAGGGTTAGTCGGAGAAGCTCCGCCAATAATCTCTCCAATCGGATCTGGATTAGCTGCCCCTACATAATTACCGTTTTTATCATACAATTGCCCATTAATATTAACAAGGTCAGGATCTGAACCAACATAGTTTCCGTCATAGTCGTATAGGCTTCCATCTATGTTAATAGTTGGATCTGGATCATTAGAATTACTCACTGTTCCACCTGTCCCATCAGTCCCACCTGTTCCACCCGTGCCGCTTTCCCCGTTTCCAGTAAAGTCAATATTAGAGTCGTTATTAATATTCTCATCAATAGTCGTAACTGGGTCTTCATTGCCAGCGTCTGGGTCAAAAATAACTCCGCCATTGTCAATAATACCAAGACCGCTTTCGCCAGTACCATTCGTTACTTCGCCTAACGTCCCACCAAGGGTAGGCGCTCCAGGTGGCGGGCCATCGTTTTGTGAGCCACCAAAAAGACCACCGAGAAGACCACCTGAGACAGAGTCTCCAATAGCGTCAAGAGCGTCACCACCAGTAGAGGTTACAGTGTTAGGATCAACTGCATCATCTATGCTAATTACATTTCCGTTTGCATCTCGCACTATAGTTTTAGTAGGATCAAGAGCAGCGTCTATTAATTCTTGTTCAGTAAAGCCTCCGCTACCGACACCACCTGGGCCTTGACCGACAATATTTTCGTTGTATTTATCCTCACCCTCTTGGGCAAGCTCAATTTCCTGTATATACCCAGGCTCCCATGACTTAAAGCTTGAGCTTGGAGCCATTAGATTTCTGGTTGCTTCTGTTGTTCTACCATTAGGCTGAGAGTGCGATAACTTTCCAGTTCTAGCGGTGTAAGCAACTTCAGGGGGATCTCCACGTTTAGACTCTCTGTTTTTTGCCCAGCTTATATATTCATTTTTTCTATATTTTACTTTACCTTCATTACCTCTAGTCGCCTGAGTACCATAAGCATAACTTTTCCCAGTCTCAGCTAAAAATAATTGATGACCTTTTGTTGGCCTATAATTAGCCCAGTTATAACCTGCGGAACCACGCGGGCCTTGCTGCTGCGATCTATTGTGGTAATCAATATCATCAAAAAAATTGAATGCATTTCCCATATCTATTTACCTCCAAACAATGATGCGCCAGCTAAACCAAGACCAGCAAGGCCACCAAGGTCTACACCGCTTGACTGTCCACCGCCAGAAGTAGTATTACTAATACCGCCAAGGTTGATACCTGTAATTCGACTAATAAGTTTATCAAGATGAGTCTGAGGAGCTTCCTGCTCAAACTTGAATCTATTAATATCGGCGTTAATTAAGCCCTGCTGGTATCTTTCTTGTTGAGCACCTATCTCAGATACTGTCGCAGCAGGTCGTAGGAGGCCGCTCTGTACGCCTGCAAGGTTTTGCATGGCATTCTGTTGGTTAGCTAGCATAGCCTTCGTAGCAGCGTCTGTAGTGGCTGTTACGGCACTCTGCTCTTGGATGCGCTGTCGATCACCACCATAAGCACCCTGTTGAATAGCTTGGCTACCAATACCTGGAAGTATCTGGCCCTGCAATTGAGCTACAAAAGGATCGGTTATAGCTCTACTCTGAGCTGATAAAGGATCAAATGCTGCATTTAAAGCGTTAGCTGCACCCATCCCTAAAGCGCCCTGAACACCGGCAGCATCAAGACCTAATTGTTGTGCAGTCGCCGTATTAAAAGACTGGTTTGCAACTTCTGATCCTGGGTAATATCTATCTGCACCTTGATCAAAGGCCGCATTAGCCATACCAAAAGCTTCTAAAAGCGCTACTTTTTGCCCTTCAAATGGCTCATTTATAGTTGTTGTATATGTTGGTGAGTTGTTCCCGCCGCCGCCGCCACTCATATTATTCTCCTGCTGCGGAATCATCCGCTAAGTTAAAACTGAAATCTCTCATGTCGCATCTAAATCCCATGCCGGTAAACATACTGTCTAATCCATCTATGGGCGTTTTTGTCTTAAATCTTGTGCATCCTAGTCGTTTACCCTCTTGGCAAAACAAATCAAAATACTTTGCAACTAAACCAAGCCCTTTATCTGCACCCCATGCAAGCCAGCATAAAAATGACTTTTCGCCAGTTAATGGGTGAACCTCTATTGTGAAGATTGCAAAGCCTTCTTCTGACTTGTATAGGACTGCTGTGCCGTTAACGCAAGCTGCGTAAACATCTTCAGGTCTGTATTCAAGCCAAGGGAATTGAGCGTGTATTTCTTTTATCCCGCTTCCTACCCAATCCCACTCTTTCTTTATATCTACCATTACTGGATTCATATTTTTTCTCTCTTTATGTTTTAGCTTGCGTAACTATCCAATTTGATCCATCTGAAAATACTGTTATTGCCTCAAACTTCCTATTAACGGTAAAGGTCTGAGCATCATCAATTAAATATCCAGAACCCGCATCCAATATAATTGTATTGACCCCAAAAGTAGTGTCGTCTGAAATAAACTGAATAGTTCTGAATGACTGAGCAACTGGAGAAGGTAGGTTCAATGTCCATGACCCTCCGCCAGTATTACTAAGCATAACAAAGTCATTGCTTTGAGTGTAATTAACAACAGCTCCACCAGCCTTTGTAACAGTAAAAGGCTCCATATCCTCACTAGCAAAATGTATCCACCCAAGAATACCATCTGCGTCTGGGTTCACATAGTCGTAGCGGTAAAGACCTCTAGTCGTATGGTTGCTAAAATCAGTAGTAGTACCATCGGAATACATGATCATTCCAATCTGAGGGTTTGCTACTGGTGACGCTTGAGGAATAAAGGTTAACAACGTTTTCATATCGTCAATTCTTTGGTTGAGCTTTCTTAGCTCATCCTCAATTACCGGCCTGTTATATTCCGCTGGAAGGTTAGCCACTATCGCTCACCCTCCATTCTGCCTTGAACCTCTAGGTTAGTTAGTGTCCAATTATCAGAAGAGTTATTGCTTTCTACTTTCATAGTAATGTACCTTCCGGCAGACCTTATAGGAAAGCTTTCAAAGGTGTTAGTGATAATAAAGCTATTAACTCTTCCTCGGCCATCTGTGTAGTTTGGCTCACCATCAATTGTATCGGCCCAGCCTACTGACAGCACTGGTGATCCAGAGCCTTCCTTGCCTACACGAATAGCTGATATTTCTTTAACTCTATCTGCATCGTTTAGATCGTGCGCTTTTGTTACTGCTGAAACGCTAGGGTTAGCTAGGCCTGGAGTGTTGCCTTCATAATAAAAGTTACCAATGTTATCGCCAGACAAGGCGTGCTGGAATACACCTCTATCAAGGTAAGCTGAGATAATTTGATCTCTCATTCCCCACTGACCAGTCTTATAGTTATAATAAAACTCTTTGCTTATAACTGAAGATCCAAAAGGTACTGCCCAAACAACTTCGTTTTCTTTGGAGTTTTCAAAACCGTAGATTAACTCAAGAGCAGATTCGGAAACATTGTCTCGGAAGAACTGGTTTATTCCGCTATCATTGCCAATCATATTTATGGCAGCGCCATCAGTCACAAAGAAGCCGTCTCTAGTTACGCCGTAGTTTTGACGACCAACAGATACAACAGAGTTTGGAGACACTGCGCCTATATTGCCTTCTAGTGCAACTTGATAACCAAAGATATTTGGTAGGCCAACATAGTTAACAACAAACATCTGACTTTCTGTGTATACCGCTAAACCATTACCTAGCTGACAAACGCAACGTATGGGCGTTTCTGCTTCACGGATTAATAGGCTACCAGCGGTGTTTGTTGCTGTTCCTACCCAATCATCTAGGTTATCTGCGCTACACCATGCAAAGCTTGTACTGTAGTCTACAGCGCCTTTAGTGTAGTTAAACGCAAGCATGTGCGGGCCTTGCTTATGGAAACACTCTAACGTATCAAAGTCTATGTTAGGAACGGTTACTGTTGCTGTCGCTCCAGAACCTGAGCCAGTTGCTGTGGAAAAAATAATTGTATCGCCTGAAACGTAAAGGTTGTCACCAAAGTTGGTAATTTCAAAGTCAACAAGTTTACCTCCACTTACTTTGGTTACGGTTGCTGTTATTCCTGATCCGGTTGTCGATGTTGTTGTTAATGTGGAACCTATAGTGTATTCAGTACCTCCAGCGTCATTTATAGTGACTGTAGCACCGCTAACCCTATCGCTGTGGAAGTCATTAAAGTTTACATTGTTCTTCTTTATTACTGGCAGAGTAGAGCCTTTAGCGCCAACTACAAAAGAGCCAAACGTCTCAAAGTCCCACTGATCAGGAGTATTTGATGACCCATCCCAAGTGGTTGTACTGTTATCCCAATGAGTCTCACCAAGACTAACAGTAGCTGCTGTAACGGTATAAGTATCATCGCTTTTGCCAGGAACAGGAGTAATTATTGTATTTTCTTGATTAGTACTGCCTGTTGGGTATACTGCGGTATAAGAGCCGTTAGGATTAAAAGCCGGATCAAATCCTGTAAGACCTTGGACGCTAAACTCTGATCCGCTAGTTAAGCCGTGACTGGAAATAGTTTTAATTACCAATGTGCCAAACTGTATATAAGCTTCTGTTATTTGTAAGGCTTCACCAGAGTCCCACGTTGTACCTGCGGAACTCATTAAAAGGTTATACCCAGATCCAACTGTTTTTACAGAAGGTGAGTTTGCTGGAGTAGCTAAAGGATCTTCTAGGACGTATGAATATATATTTTTTAAGTCCCCAACGTAAGCGACATTAGTGTCGTACTCTCTAGTTGCTGTAATGCCTCGTATTGGAGTTGCAGAGTATTGAGGGGCTGCTTTAAAGTCATGCAAAAGCTCTCGGCCAGCCTTTCTTCGCATACCAAATTCAGTGTATTGAACGCCGTTAACAGTCTCCCAAAATGGAATCTGTTTATCGAATCTTTCTGGGTACACGCCGGTCTTAAGAAGATCAGAAGCATCTATCTTAAAACCGCCGCTTTTATCAGTTTCAAAGGGCATTGGACTTCCTAGATTAAGATTAAGATATGGCTGTGATTAGACCGTTTTTAATGGTAAAGCTTGTTGGGTTTGATGCGGTTCCGGTAAAGCCTACAGTGCCATCGTTTGCTACATGCTGGCCCTGAATCGTCCCGCCAACAACTATACCACTAGACCTAACCCCAAGGACTTCAGTGCCTTGTCCGGCATTTAAAGACCCTTTTCTGAATGATGCTATATCGGTAGCCGTGCCTCCCTGCTGAACATAAAGAGCATTGCTTGCGCCATTGCGAGAAAAAACTGACCAAGTAGTATCATCAACTATTTGATCAACATCACATTGAAAGTTTGCAGCTTTAGATATTCCAGTAGTTTTTGTTCCAAGAGATTCAGTCTGAAATTTATCAGCACTTTGATACTTCAGTTTTATTTGGCTGGCGTTCCAATAAGCAACGGAATGAGAGTCACTGTATAAATATCCATCTCCCGCTTGAATGACAAGGTTGCCATCTCCAACTTGCTTAATAGTCCCGTTACCATTATCATGCTCAAATATTTCTAAGTAACCAGAAGACTCAGTGCCAAACTGAAACCTTTTATCCGCAGGTACTCTAATGTAGTCAGCCGTTGCTGTTAAAATGTTAACATTAGGGTTAGGGTAGTTCCCCATTCTAAAGACAATTTTATCGTCATCATTGTCTCCTGCCTGTAACACCATAGACCCTGTAGTATCTGGCGCACCACCAGTACCGGCCTCTGTAAATATTTGAAATACATCGTCATGCGTGGAGGTTGGATCATCCAATCGTATTCTTTTGCAAAGAACATCGCCAGTAATAGGAGTTTCAGTATCAAGTGGATTGTTGCCTTTTAAGTTGATGTAGTCTGCTTCAATACCACCTGTTACTTCTATGCCTGTATCTGTTGTGTGTAGCTTGGTGTTTGCTCCACCGTGCTGTAAGGCTACCTTTTGACCTGATTTCAAATATAAATCTTGGCTTAGAGAATTAATCATTGAATAGTTTAATGGCTCTGAATGAAATATTCTCATATCATAATCATCAGAGTTGGGTGTTTTAAAATCTAAAAACGCAAGACTTTTTGCACCAATTTCAATAGCGGCTGACTCATCAGCCTCAGCTCCGTCAAAAGTACTTTGCACTGTAAGCACAGATGTTCCTGTTGCGCTTGTAAATGACGAAGAAGCATTTCCGCTAGGTGTCAGAACAGCTAAACTCTCAGCAGTAATTTGACCTTCTACATCTAAACTTGAAACCCTAATATTCTTATTAATGTTTACGCACGCAAAGTAAGGTGTAGCACCGCCACCTGGCGAGTTTAATATAAACTCATAATACTGATCGGCTACAAGATCTCCAGCAGCTAAAGCTGACCCATCAAGGCTCTTTAGAAGAACTGATGATGAACTGTTAACGCTCAAAGATAAAACAGGGCTTGCGCTGTTAGTTACATTAATTTTTGCAGCTATACGCATTCCATCAACGTACTCAAAGACTGACTCAGCTAGAGGGTAAGTAACAAAATAACTTATAGGCCCACCAGTAAGCTCTTGAGCGTCAATGTTTGTTCTTTGCAGCTTAGTAATTTCTTCATCAGCAATTCTAAAGTTTTCTCTAACGCTAGATGTACTGGCTGAACCGGCTGTTGGATTTGTTGGGATTATTTGTGAAGTCATTAGACTAACGGGCCTCCATTGGCTTGTATGCTATCGTCTTTAATTCTTGCTCTTCCGATGCCTTGCTTGGCTCGTCTGGCTTGTACAGCCGCAATAGCTTCGTCAACCATCTGTTTAAAATAGTTTACTCGACCATCATCCTTAAGGTAGATGTAAGCTTCTTGAAGAGCTGCGTTTAAATAAATATCTTGTAGTAATACAGGGCCATTATCGCCACCGTTTAAGTCTCGGTCTGCACTGTACAGGATTCTGTACTTTTCTGTGTTGTCTGCTGCTGGAGTTGGAGCTAAATAGATCTTGTCTCCAGATATAGAGTATCGAGTTACTGATCCGCTAACGGCTTCATAACTTAGAATCTCTTGCATAGACACAGGCTCAATATTATGGCCTCTTGAATCTGATACGCTAATAACAAACTTAGTACCTACTGGCAAAGTTGTAGCTTGTGACACAGGAGTAATCTCTGCGAGAATCTCTTGCTCTACAATTGATAATAGACGGTTTATTTTTAATTGCGCTAACGCTAGGAAGTCTGGAATTTGAGCGCTAAGGTCTGATCTGTTTAACCAGTCGGCAACTGCTGCCTGTAGATCTGCGTTTGTTGTTAAAGCCATTACAGTCTCGCTGTGGTGGTTTTCATGTATGGGTAGTGTGTTTCAATGAGCTTAAATAAATATTTAAAGTCTACATTGTCGCCAAGAATATCAACACCATGTTCTTGCTTGATCTTCATTGCGTCAGTCATAGATAAATCTAAAACTTGATGGTAATCCTGTTTAGGGTCGTACTTAACCCAATCACTTGTAGCGTTTCTTTTGTTCTTGTTGTCTTCAAGTAATTGTGTAATATCTTGACTGAATGTTTGGTGCATTCCGCCATCACTTCTAAAATGAGTATCTTCAACAATCCCGTCTGTAATCTCTCTTTCTGAAAATGACTTCATTATTTTTTAACCTTTTTCTTCTTACTTTTCTTTGGTGGTCGTCCTACTTTGGTTCCGTATGTTCCTTTACCTGCTGGCATAATCTTCTCCGATAGTTAGATACAGGAAAAGGGAGCCTAAGCTCCCCCACCTTAATTACCTATAGATTAAGTAATGTTGTAGTACGCACCGTTAGCTTCTTCAGAACGACACTCTAAAGTGTAGTAACACTCTAAAAGTTTTTGTTCAGCAGAAGTTTGAGTAGCAAGATCAGTGGTATGAATTTTCTTACCACCAGCAAAAGCCAAGCCCCAAGTGCTGTAATCTAAAACGTACAAAGTGTTGGCAGGCATATGCTTGTTAGGAACAACAGCGATAGGGCCAAACTGAGATACGTAAACAGCTACGCGAGAAATGATGTTGCCACCGTCAGAGCCGTTAGCATTTAAGTTAGCGTCAACATTGTCAGCCATACCGCTTAAAGTATTACGCAATGAAGATACAGTACCAGCAGAAGCCATAAGTTTAAGGCTAGAAAAGTCGCCAGAATTATCCCAAACGCCATCAAGCAAATCGTCCATTTTACCTTGGTCGATAAGGTTTGTTGGAGTGCCGCCAGAACCGATAACTGGAACAGTAGAGCCATCTGATGCAGTGTTTGCTACAGCATTAGTTGCAGCATTAACTTCTTGGTTAGAAAAGATCCAAGAGCCAACAGCAGCAGAAACACCAGGAAGTGATGCAGTACCTTGACGCTTAGTAGCACCGATAGTTGCGCCGTCAGTTTCTACATAGGCTTGTAATGTTTGTTTTTCAACATCCATTTGAAGCTCTTTACCTTTCTTCATTAATTGGTAAGCCATTTCCTTACCAGGAACGCCTGCACGATCCATGAATTCAGCTTTGTTAGTAACAACAACTGAGCTATCAGCGATCTGCACAAAGTTACCTTTGCGAACACGAGTTGTACCAGCAGAAGCAGCTTGTGGAATACCAGCTTCAACAACGGCATTAGTTGAAACAGCTACTTCAAGAGTGTCAGTTAACCACTCGTGAGTATCAGCAGTTACTTTAGTTTGCGCAATAGCTGAAGTAAAAGGAGTTTGAAAAGGAGTTACGTTGAAGATAATGTTGCCTAAATCTTCACGAATGTTATTTGCAGTATCCAATACTGGTACTGAGGTTGATGTAATTGTAGCCATGATAATTTACCTAATTATTTAAAAGAATCGAGAATTAAATTTACAGCGGCTTGTTGTGAATAAGATCCATCTTGGTTCGTTGCGCCTTGCAACTTCTTAGACTTTGCCGCAGCCTGTTTTTGTGCTCGACTCGCTGACGCGCCTTTTCTTAGAACAGTCTTAGAAGCTTTTTTCTTAGGAGCTTTTTTAGTTGCTTCCACTTGCTTCCTAGAGCTACTTGCCATAGCTGCATCGTGCAACACTTTTAGTACAACAGCGTCTGTGACAGTGTTTAGTGTTTGTGCACTACCGCCAACGCTTTCAAAGTACTCAGTCATAACAGCTACTTTTTCAGCAGCAACCTTTTGATCTGAAAAACTTGGCTCCAATTGAATTAACAATTTGGCCTGATTTTGTGATTCAGCTTTAAGATTTTCTTGTTGTTGACCAATGTGCTGATCGTGTACTTGCTGTGCTATGGAATTAATCTCTTGCTCTCTTTGTTCAAAAAGAACTCGATTTTCTAATGCCTGTTCATAAGCATAAGGATCTGTCTGTTTTAAAGCTAAAAGTTCTTCAGTATTATGGGTTGGTCGCTGACCGTATACCATTGCGCTTGCAATCTCTAACAGCTTTGCTGTTTCTTCAAGAGATGTAGTTCGCGTTGTTTCAAAAACTTTTCGCTCATCAGACAACGCCTGAGTCTTGCGTGTATAATCACCTTGCATCAAAACGCCGCTCTTAATCTTATCAATGTCATCAAGACCATTTTCAACAAGAAATTCGCGTGCATTAACTAAATATTCGTATTCACCGTCTTCAAGCTCGATGTCGCCAGAGAGTTCTTCTTCTCCGCCTTCATCACTATCTTCGGCTTCATCTTCTTCTAGCTGATCCAAGTTTTCGTCCGCTTCTTCTTCAGAATATTCTTCTTCAAATTCAGCTTCAGCTACAGGTTCATT